TATAATTGACATATCCTTTGTGGATAAAATTTTAGAAATTATCTGCAAGGATACCATGCCGTCTATCCTTTCCGTTAAATTGTATGATTGTACTTGTATTCCAAATTCTACTTGCTAATTTACTTCCAATATTCTTTTCAAGTTCAGCAGATGTAATTGCATTAGAGGTAAATATATTTGACTTACAAGATGCAATCCTATAATCTAAAAACATTAATAGATTTCCGTAATCATAATTACTAATAGAAGTGGAAGCTATTTCATCCCAAACAACAAGATCAACTTCCATAAGCTGTTTCTTGTATTCTTCCGATAATGGATTTGAAAAATTCTTTAATTGGAGTAATAATGTAGGAACATTTACAAATAATCCTCTTACTTTAAATCCATTCCCTGCCCATACACAATCAAAATATTTTAATAATAGCTTTAATGCCCAACTAGTTTTTCCATTACCTGTATATTGACTACAGATAAAAATATTACTACCTACATCAACAAAATTTTGAATATCTGATTTTATCTCTGCAAGTTTTCTATATTTATCTAAATCAACATCTGCAACTAACTCTTGCGGATATCGTCTATTCTCAGGTATACCACTATTATCCATTAGATATTTCATTTCAGCGTATCTAATACAATTAGTGCAATAATCGTAAGTACAGGCATTCTTATACCAACATTTATCATTTCTCAAAATCTCACCTGCATCCCTTGTGCTTCTAACTCTGCTAAATGTTCCGCTTCCTTATCATAATCTTCCTGAGTCATTCTAGGTACGTGTCTTGCCCCACTCTCTGTATGCAATCCTGAACCACCACTACTTATCGGATAAAACGACAAATAACCTCTTTCAATACTCTGCTTAATAACTGATTCATACATACTAATATCATCATCACACAACTCAACCAATTTATTAAGCATACCTTTCCACATATTAGTATATAACGGCTTTTCTTTTATAGACATTCTAAATTGTAAATAATCGATCAATAGATTTCGTATATTACCCCAACAACTAAAATCATAACTATCAATTAAAGCAACGCATTTAGTAAATAGATTATCTTTCTTAGGTTGTTTTGTATTACCACCAAATTCAAATTCCGTACATATTACTTTTTTTTCTTTTTTATTTATTTTTATTTGTTTATTATTATTTAAGTCGATATCCTGTACTTCTAGTTCTACATCTCGTGTAGCACTGTTGCTTAATATCATTAACAACTTGTCAAAATGTATCTTATAGTAATTAACTGCTGGCAATCCTTTTTTTACTATGCTTATAATACCCAATTCTTTAAGAGTAGCAAACGCTTTTCGTTGATAATGATCATTTAATCCTGTATTGTTCTCTATATTTTCTCTTGTTGAGTAAAACATATCATCAACTAATTTACCCTGTTCTTCCCAATAATTATATTCCGCACATAATTCTCCAATAATAATTGCTTCATGCAATCCGATCTGTTTTATCAATGTCTTATTTACCTGTATAAATCCATCTGTACTAAGAAGTTTAGAAATACCGTTCATAAATTCTCCTATATAAACAAATAAGTCTGTATATCCACAGCCGCTACTCCGTAAATATACAGACTTTGTTAGTCTCGCATTTTCCCTTATAAGGTAATTCCAATTACTATAGTAAAAGCACACCAATTACTATAGTAAATCTGCAAGCACCGTAGCGGAAAGTGCAAGCTAACCTATTTGTTGTCGTTCTTCTTAACGACAAATTTATTTTACTACATAAACATTATCTTGTCAACGCTAAAATTATTTTTTACTAAAACTTTTTAGAATATCTTCGATCTGAGCATCGACCTCACCATTACACGTATTCCATAATTTCTCACGTTCTTCTGTTACATCATCTTCTGGATCAATAGATCGTTCCTCACAATATTCAACTGTATAAAAAGAATCGTGTACTTTGACGCTTGCCCTACTTGTTGCTCTAATAGATGTTACCTTCATTTTTTATCCTCCTTAATATGGATAATAATTGCTGCCGCAATAATAGCTAATATTTCACATATGATAACAGTTCCTACTCCTGCCCAAAATTCAGGTATATACATATCAATCTTCCTCCTTTTTCTTCGCTTTTGATACTCTAAGTGTAATCACTTCTTTTGTTTCTCTGGCTTTGTCAATATCCATTATCTGATCTTTTGATAGTGCTTCATCATATAATGCTTTTTCAAGTGCATCAAAATCAACGTATGACTTTGTCTTTACAATTCCATATTGTTCTGCAACTGAAACAAAACTGGGAACAGATGTAAAAAGAGATAACAGAATTTGTTCATTTATTGATTCTCTTTGTGATACAGAATATGAAGCTACATAATCTCCCGCCGGATATTTGTCTTGCTTAAATTCAGCCATAATAGCTTTTATTTGTGCATTTTCTTTATCACACAATTTTTTATAGCTATCTAGTTCACTTTTATTTAAGGCATATTGTGGAATAAGTTTATCTAAATCTTCCAACTTCATTCTTTGATCTCCTACTCTCTTCTTTTCTCTTACGTTTATATTCTTCATAAGAACATTCAGGTTCAAAATTACTGCTATTTCTACATACAGAACATCCTGCAAAACTTTTGTTAGTACATCTGCAACATTTTTCTAATTCATTTATGTCGTAAATTTTTATCATTATTATAATACCTTTGAGTTATTGCTCCCATTATTCCATTTCTACCTTGCGGAATAGATTGCTTAAATTTTAATAATTTCCAAATATCAGATTCCTTCCAATATCTGGTTTTTCTCTTACCTTCCTGAATATACTCAGGCAACATCTGCGCATATTCATTATCAGGAAATTCACGCTTGAACCAATACCAATTATTAATAGATTTACAAGAACTTCCTATTAGAATTGCAACCTCTTCTAGCTTTAGTAATCTTACTCCATCATCTTTCATTAATATTCACCTCCAGTTATGTCATAACACCACATCCTTTCCGAATATGGATAATCATTGTGTTATATAATATTATATAACACAATGATTAAGTTGTCAACATCAATCAAGAAGAAAATCCAACAATTCTGAATTATTAATTGCTACTTTACCATCTACAAGTGCATCTGCCATAGCACCTTTGCGCTCTACAAGCTGATTAATTTTTTCATCAATCGTGCCTTTACAAACTAATGTATAAATAGTTACATTCTCTTTAGTGCCTACTCTATGACATCTATCTTCTGCCTGTTCTTTATTAGCTCTGTTCCAAGGCTCATCCATGAAGATTTCAACGGTACCGGCAGTAAGAGTAAGACCAGTACCCATAGCACCAATAGTACCAACAATAACTTTACAATTATCATCCTTCTGAAAATATTCTACCCATAATTGTCTATCAGCATCATTTGTCTGTCCTGTAATAACGAGCGGATTATACTGTTTAAGTCTTGGACATATTGCATCTGTCATTTGAGTCCAGTTAGAAAAGATAACGACTTTCTTGCCATTTTCTACTGCTTCTTCTACAAGTTCTTCCATTCTGTCAAGTTTAGCAGATTCTTTAATAGTGCTAGAAAGTATTCCAGTATAACCTGTTGCCTGTCTCATTCTAATAAGTTCTGCAAGAGGATTACTAGCCATCTTAATTTGGTCAATATTCATTTTAATCTCTGCTGTTACTTCCTTATAAATTTGAGACTGTTTTGGAGTCATTTCAACATATTCTGTAATATGGGTTTTCTCAGGAAGATCAAGAACATCTTTCTTTAATCTGCGTAACATAATCTCATCAAGCTGTTTTTGCAATTCATCAAGGTATCTATATCCCATTACCTGATAACCACCATAGCCACCGAATATTCCGTAATGTTTTTTAAATGCGTAAAACGCATTTTTTTCATATCCTAACCATTTGAGAATTATGTAAAGGTCAAATGGATTATTCATAAGTGGCGTACCCGTCATAGCAATTCTACATTCCGACTGTACTTTTAAAATACCCTTGCCTTGTTGAGAAGTAGGATTTTTGCATTTATGAATTTCATCGATTGCTACAATACCAATAGTTCCGTCTTTACATAATTTTTGTAACTCTTTTATGAAACTTTCATCCCTAAG